ATATTCTGCGGAAACTGTGTAGAATACTGCCCAACCAATTGTTTAAGTATGACGGAGGAATATGAACTTTCTACATTTGACAGGCACTCACTCAACTATGATAATGTCGCTCTTGGACGATTGCCCACTAATGTTACAACAGATCCATCTGTTAAAGCCTTGCGTGAGTTGGCTTACTTACCAAAAGGAGTTATGGATCCACATGAAGTACCAGACAGCAAACCCCGTGTAGCAGGACCGCCAAATGGAACTTACTGAAGAAAACGTACTCAAGGTTTTAGAGGAACTTATTCCTTATATTGAAGCAGATGGTGGATACCTTCAACTTTACGATATAGAACATGAAACAGGATACGTTAAAGTAAAATTAGGTGGTGCATGTGAGACATGTGCTATGAGCACTATGACTTTGAAGCAAGGTATAGAAAAGAAACTAATGATGGAGATACCTGATGTGGTAGGAGTTGTTCAAGTGCTATGATTGGATTTGATGATCAAATTAAATTAGGTCATCTTTTGCTGCAAGATAGAAAGTGTAGAGTTTGTGGTCAAACAAAAAATTTGATAGATGGTTATTATAGAACTAGAAAAAAGAGAGGACCAGTTCCTTCATCATGGTCATACGAGTGTAAAGAATGTACTGTTAAAAGAATTATAGAGCATAAGAAACCAAAAATTAAAGATTGGGAATATCCTGACTGGTAGGGTTCACTCCATGTTTCCCCAATGAAAATAAGCTTTTGAATAAATATTTTTAGATTAAATGAGACATCGGAGAAAAACATGGCGACTCCTCAATTATCTCCTGGAGTACTGGTAAGGGAGGTTGATTTAACAGTAGGAAGAGCAGACAATGTACTGGATAACATCGGTGCAATTGCTGGTCCTTTTGAAATTGGACCTGTTGATGAAGCGATTGACATCAGCACAGAAGAAGATTTTATAAGTGCGTTTGGTAAACCACTTTCTACAGACCGTCAATATGAGTATTGGATGAGTGCATCATCATACTTATCATACGGTGGTGTATTAAAAGTAGTTAGAACTGACGACACTCAATTAAACAATGCTAATGCAGGTGTTGGTATTGGTTCTACAAGTTCCGATTACGGTAAAGTTAAGAATTACGACGATTACAAAAATAATTTTGAGAATACTCAAAACTGGTACTATGCTGCTAAAAACCCAGGTACTTACGGTAATGGTATAAAAGTTTGTTCAATCGATAACATTGCAGACCAAACACTAGGAATTACTACAGTAAACCTTGCTGGTCTCGGTGTAACGATTGGTTTTGCGATAACTGCTTCTTTAGGAACTCAAGCAAGTAAAGTTTCAATTCCAGGTGCAGGTACAACATCAGGATTCGTAGGATACATTAAAGGTATCGTTACTGGTGTTACTACTGACACTATTGGTGGTAATAGTTCAATTGATGTAAAACTTACTTCAAGAGTATCATCATCAAGCACAGAATATTCTGTATCATTAGCATCGACAACAGTTAACGCTGGTCTTGCTGCTACTAATAGAATATATTCATTCAGTCTTGCTGGACTTTCAACTGGAGCAAATACTACACTAAAAGCAATTCTACCAGGAATTAGTAGTGTAGCGGGTGCTGATGCAAGTCACGATGTTATTGCTATCGGAGACACCTTTGTTACTATTGGTGCTGTAGTTAACAGTTCAAGTGTTGCTTCTGGTGCTGCTGTTACCTTTAGTACACTGGTTACAATCGGTGGAACAACAACTTACATGGACTATAAGGAAGGTTCTTCCTATGCAGAGTTCAAGACAGGAACGGTTCATATTACAGGCACAGATGGTGCTGTAAGAACATCACCAAGTATTGCAAGTAAGACAGATTGGTATGATGAGCAGAAGTTGGGTCTAACTAACGCAACAATTTTCTGGAAATCAATTGCCCCTAGACCAGTATCTAATGTTTATACAACAGATAGAGGTGGTAAGGGCGATGGAATGCATGTCGTAATTGTTGATGATGAGGGTGGTGTAACAGGAATCAAGGGTAATACTCTTGAAGCTTTCACGAACTTATCTAAAGCAAAAGACGGTGTATCAAATGTAAATGCACCTGAAAAGAACTACTACAAGAATTATCTTGCAGACAATTCACAATATGTTTACGCTGGTAAGAATCCATCAGTAGAAGCTGATACTCATTGGGGTACTGCTCCAAGAGCAACTGGATTCGCAGGAACAACTTGTGTACCAGTTTCAACAGGCGATGGACTTTGGAGTCAAGACGCACAAGACATTACATTCTCTGCTATAGGAAACGTAACCTATGGACTAGGTGGTGGTGTTGACTATAGTGCCACAGGTGGAATGAAAGCAGAACTTTCAAACTTGATGACATCTTACGATTTATTCGCTAATAAGGATGAAATCGAAGTTGACTACCTAATCATGGGACCTGGTTGCGATACTGAAGATAAGTCTCAAGCAAAAGCAAATAAATTACTTGCAATTGCTGGTGACAGAAAAGATTGTATGGCAGTCGTCAGTCCTCATAGGGCAAACGTGGTTAACGTAACAAACACAACTACGCAGACAAATAACGTAATTAACTTCTTCTCACCATTAAGTTCTTCATCTTACGGTGTGTTCGATGCTGGTTACAAGTATACTTACGATAGATTTAATAATGAGTTTAGATACGTTCCATGTAACGCAGACGTTGCTGGAATGATGTGTCGCACAAGTCTCACTGCTTATCCTTGGTTCTCACCAGCAGGTCAGCAAAGAGGTGTCCTTAACAATGGAATTAAACTTGCGTATAATCCAACCAAGGCACAGAGAGACAAACTTTATCCTCAAAGAATTAACTCCTTTATCACCACACCTGGTGTAGGAACAATTCTATTTGGTGATAAGACTGCACTCGCATATGCATCAGCGTTTGATAGAATTAACGTTCGTCGTTTATTCCTAACAATTGAGCAAGCATTAGAGAAAGCAGCACAGGCTCAACTCTTCGAACTTAACGATGAGTTAACAAGAGCAAACTTTAGAAACATCGTTGAACCATATCTTCGTGATATTCAGGCAAAACGAGGACTTTACGGATTCCTTGTTGTTTGTGACACCACAAATAATACACCTGATATCATTGATAACAACGAATTCCGAGCAGACATCTTCCTGAAGCCTGCGAAGAGCATCAACTACATTACCTTAACATTCGTTGCTACACGTACTGGTGTTAGTTTCGAAGAGGTCGTAGGTAGGGTTTAATTAACTCTAAATATTAACAGGAGGATTCCAAAAAAATGGCAACATCAAGAGAAGTAAAAACCATCGCCAATTTCAAGTCCCAACTTGTGGGCGGTGGTGCAAGACCTAATTTATTCGAAGTTGAAATGGCAACTTTACCTGACGGAATTAGTTGGCCCGAAAATGCCCAACGAACTTGGACATATCTTTGCAAGGCAGCACAATTACCTGCTTCCAATATTGCACAGATTGACATACCGTTCAGAGGTCGTATTTTCAAAGTCGCTGGAGACAGAACAGTTGAACCTTGGACTGTCACCGTTATTAACGACGAAAACTTTGAAATTAGAAACGCTATGGAGCAGTGGGTTGAAAAAATGGCGAAATTGAGTGATAATATAGGTAATGTTAACCCAAATGCATATATGGTTAATGCAAAGGTATACCAATTAGGTAGAGGTTCAAATCCTGGATCTGCTGGAAATACTGCTGTTGACAATGGAGATCGTAATTCAGTTCTTAAAGAATATGAATTCATTGACATTTTCCCAACTGCTGTATCACCGATTGATCTATCTTACGATTCATCAGATGCGATTGAAGAATTCACAGTTGAATTCCAAGTCAATTCCTTCTCCTTGGCTGGAGCAGGGTCTCCAAATGGGTAACTAAATAAAGTATAAGGATAAACTTTTAAATAAATTATGGCAAAATTATTTGGGTTCTCGATAGAGGACAATGAACCACTATCTCCAAATGCGGTCTCTCCCGTTCCTCCCAATCACGAGGACGGGAATGATCACTTTATGAGTAGTGGTTTTTTTGGTTCCTATGTTGATATAGAAGGAGTCTTTAGAACTGAATTTGAACTTATCAAAAGATATCGTGAGATGGCACTTCATCCAGAAGCGGATAGTGCTATTGAAGATATTGTGAATGAAGCAATTGTTTCAGATACAAATGATAGTCCTATAGAAATTGATTTAGATCATTTGAATGCGAGTGATGGTATTAAGAAGAAAGTAAGAGAAGAGTTTAAACATATCAAAGACTTATTAGACTTTGATAAAAAAGCACATGAAATTTATAGAAACTGGTACATCGACGGTAGAATATATTATCATAAGGTAATAGATGTAAAGAAACCAGAAGAAGGAATTAAGGAATTGCGTTATATTGACGCAATGAAGATGAGATATGTTAAACAGGCAAAAAAGAAAGAGGGTGATAAATTAAATAGTATCCAAAGGTTCCAGAATGATAATCCAATGGATTATGATTGGCCTGAAATAGAAGAATATTTTATATACAATCCAAAGTCAACATATCCAACTGGTGCAAGAGATGCAACTGGTGCGAGTCAAGGGATAAAAATGACCAAGGATTCCATTGTATATTGTACAAGTGGATTAGTAGATAGAAATAAAGGATGTACTCTTGGTTATCTTCATAAAGCAATCAAATCTATCAATCAATTAAGGATGATTGAGGATAGTCTTGTTATTTACAGACTATCTCGTGCTCCAGAACGTAGAATCTTCTACATAGATGTAGGTAATTTACCTAAAGTCAAAGCAGAGCAATATCTCAGAGATGTGATGATGCGATATCGAAACAAACTTGTTTACGACGCTAACACAGGAGAGATCAGAGATGACAAGAAGTATATGGCAATGCTTGAAGATTTCTGGTTGCCTCGAAGAGAGGGAGGACGTGGAACTGAAATTTCTACTCTTCCAGGAGGTCAAAACCTTGGTGAAATCACGGATATTGAGTACTTCAAAAAGAAATTATATAGGTCGCTCAACGTACCCCCATCAAGAATGGACGGAGAGGGAGGATTCAATCTGGGACGATCTTCAGAGATATTAAGAGATGAACTTAAGTTTACTAAATTTGTAGGACGTTTGAGAAAGAGATTCTCTCATATGTTCAATGATATACTTAAGACACAATTAATCCTTAAAAATATCATCACCCCAGAAGACTGGGATAAGATGAGTGAGCACATACAATATGACTTCTTATATGATAACCATTTCTCTGAACTAAAAGAAACTGAATTATTTACTGAAAGGTTAAATAACGTTGCTACTGCAGAACCTTATGTTGGAAGATATTTCTCACAGGATTATTTAAGACGTAAAGTTCTTCGTCAGACTGATGAGGAAATTATTGAACAGAATGAAATCATGGCAAAAGAAATTGCCGATGGTACTATACCAGATCCTTCCATTCCAACTGATCCAGAGACTGGAATCCCTCTAGATCAAATTGCTGATATGGATCTTGGTTCTGATGAAATGGAACCAGATTTAGAATCAGAAGCAGGGGCAACAAAAGCTCCAGAGATTCCTAAAGGTGGAGAAATATAAATAATAAACGATTACTAATTGATTAAATACTATTATGCCTAACATGGATCATGTACAAGCTGAATTGATGGATATGATTACTAAAGATGTATCTCCTTCACAAATCAGTGATAAGATAAAAGATATGCTTTTTGCAAAAACTTCTGAAAGAGTTGATGCTTATAAACCAACTGCTGCTGACAGTTTGTTTGGTGATGAAGTTGAAGATGAAGTAGAAGATGAGATTGAGGCAGAAGCAGATCCTGTGGATGCTGAAACTGATGATGAGTAATCTGATAAATAAGAATAACATGAACATTTCACGATAATGGCACATAAACCCGTTGGAAATAACGTAAGTATTGCATGTACTCCTGCTAATAATCGATCAGGTGCTATCAAACATCAGTCTGATAGTTTGAGAGTAGTGGCAATTGGTACTTTTGCACACGTTGCAATTGGTACTTTTCCAACTGCTACTCGTGCTGATTATATGATTACACCAGATAATCCTCAATGCGTTGCATTAGGTAAACCTGCATCACAACAGATTAGTGGTATTACTACTGGTGCTACTACAACTCTTGATATGCCTGAAGGTGTTGCTTCACAGTTTACGCCAGGAGATGCAGTTTCATTAACTGTTTTAGGTCAATCGGATTATGATTTTGAACATAAGATAGTTAAATCAATTGACAGTACTCCAGGTTTTTCAGGATTTCATGGAGAAAGAATTGTAATTGATCATGATTCTTCTGCAGATAATCCAGCATCGTTATTAAGTACATCATATGCTGAATTAAGATCATCATTTAAAGTTGGAACAATAACCCATCTTGGGATTGGTTCAGTTTATGTGCAACAAGTTAACCCATCCTCACCCGCATAATTACGGAGAATTCTAATGAAACTTATTAGAGAAGAAATAGAATCTGTTGAATTCCTTGTCGAACAAAAGAACGGCAAGAAATCAATGTATATTGAGGGTGTGTTCTTACAAGGAAAT